GATGGCGATCGCCACCCATTCGACCTCTTCCCGTACGGTCCTCTTCGTCTTCATCGCAGGTCTCCTAGCTGGTTCGAGCCGGAGGACGCTCCTCCGGCGGAATCGGTCCGGACGGGTTTCCCCGTCCGGACCGGGCGAGCGGTCAGAAGTTGCTGTCGTAGAACTCGCGAGGCTCGGTCGAGAGGACGAAGGTGCATCCGCTCGCGGACTTCCATCCCCGCTTCCCGAGGCGGATACGGACGATCGGATGCTCCGGGCTCGACTCGAAGGTGTAGGTCCGCTCGCGATCGTTCGAGACGTGTCCGGCGAACCCTCCGACGGAGACCGCCGGACGCCAGCTCGGGTCGGGGATCGCGTTCATCCGGCGGACCTCGACGGTCTTCTCGGAGACCGTTCGGACGATCTCGTAGCAGGCGACGTCGGAGTACGAGACGTGGAGGGCGTAGCGGACGGTTTCGAGAGAGGCGGTATTCATCGGTCGGGCTCCTAGTAGGTCGAGCACCATCGCTCGACTCGAAGACTATACCCCGCCTTCTACCCTTCTGCCAGTCTTCTACGGTACTTTCGCGGTACTTTCTTGGTCTTATAGCCACAAGTCCCGGAGAAACCGGGACTTATGAACGCGGATTTTTTTCGTCGAGACGAGTCTCGCGGGCTCGTCCGGTAGGGCAGGGGACAGCTCTGGAGGCGTCCGCCGGTTCTCCGGCTACCTCGGGACGTCCGGGATCTCCGGCTCCTCGTAGGTCAACGCAGGACCCGGAGGACGAGGTCCGGACCCGACGAGCCTCGACCCTTCTACAAACAGAACGCCCGCCTCCGGCTCCGGAGGCGGGCGCTACTAGGAGACCGGGGGATGAAGACCCGGCTAGGAGATGAGGCTATCCGAGATCGTCGCCGAAGTCGAGGACGCGGAGGGGAGAACGATTCCGCTTTCGTACAGACCGAAGAAACGATCCAGTTCGAGGTTGAACTGCCCGACCGCGTTGGCGGAGATCGCGACCGTCGCGAGATCGCCTCTCCTCGAATCGGTGCTACCGGGGAGGATCGCGACCGCGGGACCTCCCGGAGCGAGACGGGTCATAGCGGTCAGGACGATATCGTCGACGTATACGCTCCGACCGTTCGAGAGAGCGGTGGTCAGCTCGACCACGAGGTACGTCTCGTCCGGGATGTCGATGGGCGATACGACCGAGACGGATTGTCGAGCGTAGCTCGACGTCGTCGCGGAGAGCGTAACGGTCACGAACATACTCGACCCGAGTACGTTCCCCGCGGAGTCCTGAACCGAGACCTGAAGTACCCCGCCCGCGGGAGCGGTCCCGTCGTTGCGGATCCAGAACGATAGGTGGTACAGGGTATCGCCGCGAACCCGGGAGTTCGTACCGTCGGGATGGGCGAACCGCTGCTTCAGCTTCGTGAGATTCGAGCCGTCGCCGGTAATCGCGAGAGCGGTAGTCCCGCGGAACTTCGTCGACGCCGAAGAGACGTGCGTCCCCGCGGTCCCGACCGCCAGAGACCATTGAACCGGGACGTTCGAGGCGAAGCTCTCGAAGTCCGAATTGGTCAGGAGATTGTCTCCGGGATTCGCTCCGACCTTTCCGTCCATCGACGAGCTCGTCGCGGTCACCCGAAGCTTCGCTCCGGACCCGGACCTCCATCTCCGATCGAGGTTCGGATACGACCGCTCGCCTTCGACGTGCCATATCTCGGATCCGCTACGAGTACCGCCCGTCTTCGTATCGGTCTGGCAGACGAAGGTTAGGGTCTCGGTTCGTACGCAGGGGAAATCGACGAGCTTCGAGGAGAAGACCACGCGGTCCTTGATGAGCTTCGTACATTCGCAGGAGACGACCACGACCGCGTTCCCGACGTTCGAGCTCGCGTACGACGGGCTCGCCACCGTGAACGTCGTACGCTCGACGGAGTCAGAGCTCGCGACCAGCTGCGCGGCGAGCTCCCGGAGAGCGTCGTCGACGGTCTTCGACGGGAGCGGAGAGTCCGCGTCGACCGTCTCGATGAGCGTACGAGCAGCCGCCTGCCGAATCGCTTCGAGCGTCGAGAGACTTGGGAGCGCGACGAGATCCTCGTCCGCGATCGAGCGTACCTGCTCGGTCGCGATGGGGATCGTTCCCGCGGTCGACGAGTACGCGGAGAGGACGGCTCGTACTCCCGTCGTCGCGGTCGAGCTCGTCGGAGCGATAGCCTGCTGGTGCTGGCGGATCGTCTTCGCGAGTCCGAACAGCTTCCCGAGCCGAGTAAAGAGACCGCCGTTTCCCGTTAGTACGACCGCCATACGAGCATCCTACCAGTGGCTCTTCGGACAGGACTCCGACGCGAGCCGGACCTTATAGCGGAGGAGACATCCGCATCCGCCTCCGCGCGAGTCGCAGACCCCGTCGCGAAACAGTCCGGATGGACAGCTCCGGCAGACCGCGAGTCTCGCCTCGATCGTCTCCTCGCTCGCTCGATCCACGCCGGAGATCGCCTTCGCGATTCCGCGGAGACCGTCGAACGCGCGAACGTAGTCCGCGACCGTACCTCTCTCCGGGAGGATCATCCGACCGCCACCGATATGGTCTCGTTCCCAAGAACGTACTCTCCCGATGCGCTCGCCTGTCCGGTACGGGAGAAAGAGTTCGCGTAGTACGTCCTGTTCACGCTCTGCGAAGACGAGACGACCGGTACTCCGAGATTGAACGGGTTCGGACTATTCCACTCGACCCCGTCCGCGCTCGCGGATATTCCCGCGGGACAGTCCGGTGTACCTCCGAAGACTCCGATGGGACAGGGAGGTATCGGAGGAACTACTAACTTCGACGCTCCGATGACTCCTACCGGCGATGAGCTCCCGGTATAGCTCTGTCCGTTGTAAGAGCTCGGACCCGAGATGAAGAACTCCGCGGTGAACGGATACCCGTACACCGCTCGTACCACGTGCCCGGTCGCGTACGTCGTACCTCCGAACGGATTGCAGGGTCCGTACCCGTTGCAGAAGAGCTCGAAGTTCGCCGGACCGGTTCCGTTATGGTTCGCGCTCGATCGCGGGGAGTTGAAGTTCGGACCCGGCCAGTTCGCAGACCATTGGATCGAGACCGTACCGGTTCCGGTGTAGAGCTGGCAGACCTGCGCCGGACCCTGAACCGTTCCGCTCGCGACCGCGGAGTATCGACCTGAACCCCAGACCGATCCTCCCGAGAAGACCGCGAACTCGACGAGATGGGTAAGGGTCACCGCGTACGAGGTTCGGCTACCGCAGAAGGCGAAGAGTTCGCAGCAGGTCTCCGGCGGAGGACCCTGACAACAACAGGGGACCGCTAGGAGCGAGGCGATCATCGCGAGCGAAGACCGTATATCGTCGCGACGATACCGCTTCCGTCCGCGAGTCCTCGAAGCTCTTCGCCTCCGCGTACGACGATCCGCGTGTCGTCGACGTAGGTCGAGTTCGCCGGGATCGCGACGTCGTAGAAGAGAGCGTTCGCGGTCGAGCTCGTCTCTCCCTGAAGGACGTGGTGGATCCGGAACCTCCGGAGCGAGCTCGAAGTATTCGCGAGGTACACCGCGTGAATGACCGTTTCTCCTCCGCTCTCCGCGGCGAAGAGCTGGTCATCCTGCGTCCGTAGCGTTACGCGGGAGAGCATCAGGCGATACCTCTGGTCAGGACGGACTCGGTCGCGCCCGCGGCGAACGCGGCTCCGTTCAGACATTCCGGTCCCATCGGAGGAACTACGTCGAACGCCCAGAGAATACCGTCCGCGGACGCTCCTCCGATCGTCCCGACAACGAGACCACCGACCGGACCGAGGATCGAGATTCGGCTCGGAGGATCGGCGAACTCCATCGGCTGTCCGTGTCCGTTCCCGACCTCGTACAGGTTGATCGCGGTCCCGACCGGAAGGTCTGGATTCGGGACGAGTCCTCCGCTCGCGAGCGCGATGAGCGGGGTAACCGAATAGGCGTAGACACCCGGAGTATCGGTTTCCTTCACGCCTTCTATCCGCAGGATCGAGGACGCCCCGAGAGACGCCTTCTGGCGGACGATCCCGAACCAGACCTCTTTCCCGTCTCCGATCATCGGGACGAGCTGGACGATATCGCCCGTGGTCCCGTCGCCTTCGAGGATGACCGCTCGTCCGTTCGGAGGATCCCCGAACATATACGAGCTCATCCCGGTCGATTGAATCGAGCGAGTCTGCGTACCGGATCCGGTCCCGCCCGCGGTCGAGATCCCGAGCTCCTGCCACTCGAAGACCTTGTACGTCCTCCCTTCGCTCTCCTCGAAGAGATCCGTCCCGAGATCCTCTTCGAGCTTCGCGACGATGACCCGACGCTTCCCGAACGGATCCGCCGGAGATCCGACGTACATACCCTCGACGCGATCCGCCGCGTCCATCAGTCGGTTCGCGTCGTCGAAACCGAAACGCCCGACCCTACCGCTCGTGAAGCGCCGAGTCACGGGGAGAACACTTGGAACTGGAGGACCGCGGAAGTGTTCGTACCGGCGGTCACCGCCTTCGCGAAGAGCGAAGTCAGGGATACGCGAGAGATCGCGTACTCGCCCGGGAGGAGACGAACGATCGAGACGAGCGACGTCGGAGTCGTAGCGGCGGTCGCGCTATAGGCAGTCGCTCCGATCTCGACGGGGATGGCGGTCGACAGGTTCCTGAAGTACGCCATCCCGTACGGAGTAACGTCCGCGTTCAGTTCGAGCTGCTCCGCGCTCCCGCCGATCGCCTGCTGTCCGCCGGCTCCGGTATCGGAGGCGAGATCCGCGAGGAGCGTAGAAGGCGCGAAGACGTGCTGTAGATTTCCCTTCGAGATCGAGAGTCGACCCGAGAAGCTGATTTCGTTGCTCATGCTGCTCCCCTGAAGTTCGGCGACATCGCGAAGAAATCCGCGTAGGTCGAGAACGGTTGAACGAAGATGACTTTCGCCGCGACGATACGGGCGTCCTCCGGGCTCGTCGCCGGATACGACATCGGGAGTACGTTCCCGAACGGATCGCAGACCGCGAGCTGTCGCATATGGAACCAACGATCCAGAACGAACTTGTGGGAGAAAGAGAACTTGTCGACGTCGATACGATTGATCGCGGCCCCGACGTACAGGAGCTGACCCTTCTCCGCGTTCAGGAATCTCGTGTTGTTTCGTCTCCACGTGAACGGGAGAAGGAAGAGGAGATTTGGGATCCCGGCTCGTACCTCGGTGATCGTGATTTCGACCTGCCGTACGACGTCCTGCAAGGGATTCCCGGCGACGTCGATGGGCTCGCCTCCGATGTCGCTCTGGTTCGGAGACGACCCGTACGGATAGTCGCCTCCGTCCGCGACGAGACCCGCGAGCTCGGACGCGGTCAGGGATCTCCACGCGGGAACCATAGAAGCGGAGATCGAGGCGGAGACCTCGACGTATCCGATCTCGCCCGGTTCCTTTGTCGGAAGGGTTCCGACCTCGGTCTCCGCGTATTCCCATCGGACTAGCCAGAGGTCCGCGTGTCCCGAGACCCGTCCGTAGTCGTAGTCCCTCGCGATGAGGTTCGGACTGTCGGGGAACTCCTGCCCGTATATCGGAAGACCGCCCGCGCCGAAATAGGTCGCGAGCGTAGCCGGAGACGTAAGGGGAGAGGTGTCGTCGAAGACGTGGAAGGAACGGCTCGCGGTCAGCTTCCCGCCTTTCCGCGAGACGGTTCTCGATTCGAGGAGTTCGACCACCTGAACGCTCATGCGATACCTCCCTCGACTCCTCCGACCTTCCGGGCGATCTCCGCGACTAGCTCCGCGATCCTAGCCTGTAGCGCTTGCTGCTTCTCCGCGATCGTCCTCATAGCGGCGGACGCTCCGAGGTTCGCGACGGAGAACGAACCTCCGATGCTGGTCGAGACGGACTGCGTGAAGCTCGAAACGTCCCTGACTTCCCCGAGAACTTTCTTCCTTCCTTCCAGCTCGGTCTTCAGGTTCTCGACGATCGCCTCCTGCTCTTTCTTCCTCGCGTCCTCGCGTTCCTTGTTGTATTCGTCCATACGCTTCTGGGCGATCTCGTCGAGATCGTTCCTCGCTTTCGTCTCCGCCACGAGCTGGCGGGACCGGATGAGATCGTCCGCGGCGACGTCTCCGATCTCTTTCGCGATAGCCTTCCGCTCGCGGGCGATCTCGCGTAGCTCCTGCTCCAGTTCGAGCTGCCTGCGTACGAACTCGTCCTGCTCCCTCGCGATTCCCACCAGAGCCGCGTTGTCTTCCATCTCCGTATTCGCCTTCGCGAGCGCCTCGCGTTTCGCCGCGGCAGCTTTCTCCGCCTCTTCCGCTCGCTTGCGCTCGAACTCCGCTATCTCCGCTGCTCGCTTCGCCTGCTCTGATTCCCTCTTCGCCATCTCCGCCTTCACCGCGTTCTCCGCCTTCGCGATAATCAGGCGCTCCTGCGCGGCGACCATAGCCACCGCCTCTTGCGTAGCTCCCTCGGTTTCGAGCTGGTTGATTGACTGGCGTACGAGCGCGAGCTCCCGCTGCTTCGAGAGCTCGATCCTCGACAGCTCGTCCCTCTCCTGCTCGATCCGCAGGAGGCGGTCCGCGTCTCGCGCCATCGCCTTGAATGCGTTCCGGCGTTCGAGCTCCTCCACCTCTTTCTTCAGGGCTTCCGCTTCCGCCTTCGCTCCGCTGAACGCCTCGTATATCGCTCCGCCCAGACCGTAGGCTGCGCCCGCGACGGCTCCGAAGACTCCCGGCAGGGCGTTCAGGGCTCCCTCGATATCGCCCGTCGCCGCGGCGGTAGCGGCTGCGGCTCCGCCGATTCCGAGTCCGAGACGCTTCGCTCCACGACCTCCCTCGGTCATCCACCTGTCGAACTTCGCCCCGAGTCCAGCCTTCTCGACCGTCGACGCCATCGCCGCGGTCGACGAGGCGACGGTCTGCTCCGCCTGCTGCATCCCGGTCTGGAGAGGACCGATCGCCGCAGCGACGGATACGATGACTTCGGGGTTAGCCAAGGAGCCTCCGCATTTCGCGGTCCACCGCGGACCGCCCGGTATCAGACCCGCTCTCCGAGACGATGATATCGGAGACGCTTCGGAGGATCTCGACGAAGAGATCCAGAGGAAGGTCGAGCGGGTTCCCGAAGCCCGGAGCGTTACGAGCTATGAACGCGGCGGAGCCGAGCCAGTCGAAAGAGTTCAGCTCGTCGACGGACTCGGCTCGATAGGGTTCGCGGAGCTCTCTTTCGTCTCGTATCCGCAGAGAGCCTGTGCGGTCCGGGTCAGAACGTCGGGACGAAGGGCGTTCAGCTCCGCCTCCGGATCCGCCACACCGGACCGGACCAGAGCGGTACGGACCATCTCGGTCGCGATCGAGATGCGGTACGTCGCGAGGAGAAGCAGAGCCGTCGAGCCTTTCCGCTTCGAGTGTTCGCGGAGCTCTTCGAGCCTTCGGTCCGCGTCCGCGTTCGACGCTTCGAGGTCCGCGAGGAGAGCGCTCCGCTCTTCCTCGTACGCTCGATCGCAGAGCTGGATGAGATCCCGAACCGTCAGGAGCGGGACGCGAAGTCCCTCCCGTACTTCTACCGTCTTCATTTCACGAGCCTCCCTCTGTTCTCCGGATGCATTTCGTCGACCGATCCGAACGCGTGATACCGGCGACGGAGAGAGCAGTCGACGAGCCTCCGGGTCTTGTTCCTCCAGACCACGAGCTGCCTGACCCGTTCGAGAGCCTGCTCCTCCGAGAGATGCGGAGAGATCCCGATTCGGCTACGGGTCCCATCGGAGAACCGTAGCTCCGCGATCCAGTCGTCGGGAGTCAGGACCGTCGTAGGCCAGAGCCGCATCGGTTAGCTCTCGTCCCACGTCTCGGTCGGGATCGTCCCGTCGGAAATCGCGAAGTTGAACGAAAGAGCCGCGTCCCCGGTCTTCGTCGAGGTCGCGGCGATCTCCGAGATGACCGCGGTCAGGGTGTAGTAACAGGCGGTGCTCGCGCGAAGCGTAATCGAGGATCCGCCTTCGGTCTGGGATCCGACGCCGGGAGACGAGTTCGCTCCGTCCGTGATCATCGTTCCGCCCGCGGATCCGGAGACGTCCCAAATCCCGAGACGACGACGTCGACCGGAATCGGAATACCCGGTGACGTCGGAGACGTTTCGCGAGAAGGTCGCGTTCCACGTCGCGAACTGCGCCTGATGAGCGTTCGGGAAGACGATGCTCCCGTCATTTCCGGTCAGGTAGGTCGTTGGCATTGGTTAGGTCTCGTCCCACGTCTCGGTCGGAGCCGATCCGCCGGATAGCTGGAAGTTGAATGACACCGCCGCGTCTCCGGTCTTCGCGTTCGAGATCGCGATGTCGGAGACCACCGCGACGAAAGAGAGCGTGCAGTTCGTGTTCGCGCTCGTCGAACCGGTCGACGTTCCGCTCCCGCGGGCGTGAAGGTAAATGGTCGCTCCGTCGCTCGCCCAGTCCGTCGTGTTCGCGCCCGGACCCTTCGAGTCCGCGACGAGATATCCGCCCGCGGATCCGGAGACGTCGTGGACTCCGAGCCTTCGACGTCGAGCTCCGTCGCCGAACCCCGAGATGTCCGAGACGTTCCGCGAGAAGCTCGCGTTCCACACGTTGAACTGAGCGCCGTGGTTCGTCCCCAAAGCGACTCCGCCATCGTTTCCGGTCAGGTAGGTGGGCATAGGTTAGCTCGTACTCGTACGTGTTCCGATTCCGCGAAACCGGGAAAGGGTCCGGATCGCGTGCTCCTCGACCTCCGGGACCCCGCGAGTCTCGGATCGGAGCACGACCCTATCGTACCCGGTCGGAGAAAGGGTCGCGTTGTCGAGAAGGTTCGCGAGCGACTCGGACGCGGAGAGAGCCGCGGTCGCTCCCGCGGACGTCGGATGGTACTGCTCGAACTCGACGACGAACCGCTCGCGGCTCTGCTTGTTCGTCGCGAACACCGGCTCTATCTGGTGGTCCGCGACCCGGTATACGCAGAGCGGAAGAGCCGCGTCCTCGGGAGCCGCGTTCAGGTATACGCGAGCTCCGAGCGTCGAATACCACGACGTCACCGCGGTATCGACGATGGCGGAGTTCAGGGCTCGAAGGAAATCGTTCATCAGGTTCCTCTCGCCTTTCCGAGCCTCCGGGAGATCGAGTTGTAGATGTAGTCCGCGAAGACTCGTGGAGCGATCCTCTGGACATCGACGACCGCCGGAGCGATGTACGGACGCTTGTCGATACGGGTCGACCCGCCTCGTCCCGTAGTCCCTCCGTATTCGAGGATCCGGGCGTACGGGACTCGACCGCTTCCGATCGCCCATCCGATGACCCGAGCCATCCCGAACCTCTTCGGCTTGGCTTGCCAAGCGTTCCAGAGGCGACCGGTCTGGGTAGCCGGAGGTTCCCCGGGCTTCGAGCTTCTCGCCGGTTGACCCACGTACCAGTTCCCGCTTCCGGGCTTCCCGAGGTTGTCGCGGATTCCCTTCTGGATCCGGAGGATCAGATCCTCGGAAGCGTCCGAGCATCCCTCGACGATCGCGTCAACGATCTCCTGTCTCGGGAAGCTGTATCTCGCTCCTCCGTTCGGTCCGTTGGTCGCTCCCGTACTCATGTTCTCGGGAGGTCCTCTTCGAGCGAGGCGATTAGGTGGCGGAGCGGATCTCCGGCAGCTCGATCGTCGGGGATCCGAACCGCGTCGACGCGATAGGTTCGGGTCGCTCCGGAGACCGATACCTGTACGAGGTCGCCTTCGCGTAGGTCCGTCGACTCCGCGAGACAGTAGAGCGTCGCCGCGTACCTCGTGTTCATCCGACCGTAGCGGTCCGCGACTCCGCCCGCTCCCTGCTGGAGATACCCGGCGATGGTCGCGGTGGCGGTCGGAGCCGTCGTCGAGGCGACGACCGCTCCCGCTGTATCCCTCCCGGACGTCGGGCGTATCCGAGTCAGGCTCCGCCCGTAGGAGTCGATGAGCGAGGGGATGCTCATCGGATACGGGTCCTCGATCCGAGCCGCGTACGGATCGAGCTCTCGATCCGTCCGAGATCCGCGTTCGTGTAGGAGTAGTCCCCGAGCGATTCGCTCGCGACTCCCGCGTCCCGTTTCCGATCGCGATACAGACCCGCGGCAGCTTCGAGCGCGACCTGCTCGATGTCGTACGGGATCGGATCGTACCCGCCCGTGTAGTGGAGGAGTACGCTCCGCGGTTTCGCCTCGAACTCCGGTAGCCAATGGTCACTAGGCCACGAGTCCGAAATCAGGTGGATGATCCCCGCGTCGTAGTCCACCCGCGTATCGAGCGTCAGGTCCCACGCTCCCGTAAGGAAGGCGGTACTCCCGAGGACGTTGTATCCGCCCGCGGGATGCAGGAGCTGTACCGGTCCGTCGAAAAGGTTCGTGGCGTCGAACCCGGTGGTTCCGTCGATTGCGGTAGCCATCGCCGCGAGAGTCTTGTGGGAACCGAAAGAGAGCGAGGTCTGGTGCTTCTGTCCGTTCGAAGCGACCCGCAGGAGATGTACCTCGGTCGGAAGGACGTTGACCGTAAGAGCGATGCTCGTATCGCCCGACGCGGGACGTACCTCAATTGCGGTATTCGCTCCGACCGCGACGTATTCGAGGCGCGTAATCGGAGGGTTCCGAACCGAGATGCTCTTCGTACGTCCCGCGACGTCGCGCCACTCGTAGTATTCGCGGCTCTTCAGTTTCCTTCCGACGATCGCCTCGACCATCGCGCTCGCGCGGTCAATCGAGGCTTCTAGGATCGTCTCGTCGACGCTGACGGAAAGTCCGAGGTAGGTCTGGAGCTTCGCGAGAGTCGTGAGAGAGTTCGGGTCGACCGCCATAGGTCACCTCGCCCAATCGGGCTTTCCGTTCGAGACGTACTCGGAATGATACTGGTGCCGCGCGGCGAGCCTCGCGTCCGGCCACGAGACGACGACCTGCATATGTCCGATCCGTACCCGATTCGCCTGCCAGAC